CCGATAAATCTCCTGCAAAATTTTCATCAGTCATTGCCGGAACCTGAGATGTGAAGAAAATATCTTTAAATAACCTATTTTTAAAATTCTCACTTGATTCATCATCACTGCCTTTTATTAAAAACTTTGCATCACCACTCTCATCCAGATACATTACCCTTCTATCTCTCAAGCTTTTTTCACTGTCGCTTAGACTGATATCCTCTCCACTCTCATCTACCAGCCCTCCTTCAGCTCCCTTTATTACCAGATATGCATCTGTAAAATAATCCATGTCATTAGCAGTATTGCTTTCCGCCCTGTCATACGCATCTATCAATGTAATAACGCTTTCATAATCGGAACTCATTTCTTGAGTATTCCAATACACAATCAGAGGTACATCACTTAAATAATGCCTGTTTACATCCACTAATTCAAATCTTCCACTACTTGTACCTCTTCTAAACTCATACATATCAGACTTATCATAAGCAACAGCTCTTTCTTCTTTTAGCTGACCATCCAAGTCATATACTGAAGATAACTTTACAAAACCATTCAAGAACTCATCCGGACATGCCGAATATATTGGAATTATATCCTCCGCACTATACTGTCTGCTTCTTAACTCACTATTTTCTGTAACATATAGCAGCTCGTATGCTATTCCTTTTTTACTCGCTTCTTTAGAAATCTCATAGTCAAAATTATAGTTGTCATCAAGATATGTAAGTAATTCCTTTTTGTATTCTTCATCATCTATAAGATATTCTATAGGTTTACCTGCAAAGTAGGACGTAGCCATATTTGTTATATACCTTGCAAATCCATGAAATATCTTATTATTAGGCTTTCCTGCCTTCATATTTCTTAGAGCAATGGCATCATTCTTTACATCATAATAACGCTCAAGCATCCTATAATGTTCCACTGCTCCCATCTTGAACTTATTAACAATCTTCGTTATAAAGTCTTCATCTATAACTTCATTCATGTCAAAATAAAACATATATACCTACATTCCAAGCCTTGACTTATAACCAAGTCTGGCTTTCTTCTTACCCTTAACATCACCATTTATAAATTCCACAAGCCCTGTCAGTGTATCTTCAGCATCATCATGATCATTTTTGCCTTTCCTTTGATACTTCTTCACATGTCTTGAAAATTCGGGATATTTTGTTTCCCAATCCTCCGGCATTATAACCTGATCCATAACATTACTTGCATTGGCAAGTATTCTTGTCTTTTTATTCTTGCTTTGTGAGAACCATGTAACCATACATTTAAAGGCTTTTAAACCTTGTAAAAACCTTATTACATTCCTTGCAAAACCTCTTCCACCATTATTACTCTCTATAATGCAATCTCTCACACCATAAAAAGACAGCCTCCTAGCCGTTTCCTTTTCAGTAACTTCCATAGCTTCATCTGTATAGTAAACATCAAGCACATATCCATATCTTTCAATTACGGCAGCAGCTATCATACAAAGATAATCTGCTCCGGTGTCAGCTGTATCTACATATGCAATCACTCGCTCTGCTTTGTCAGTATCAATAACATCATATGTTTTGAATATTCCATATAAGCTGCCCTTTTTATCCACAGGCTCCTGCATATAGTTAGCAAGCCATATATCCTCATCAAGTGTAGCAGCCTTCATCTGTAAATCCTTTGTAGAGTACAAGTCCTCACAAATACTGCTGCCATCCTCTTTAAGTGCTGTAAGCTTTAGCTCATAACATCTTCCCGGGAACTCTGCCATCAGCCTTCCTGCCAGATCATCACTTGCCCACCTTGTCTGAATTACAATAACTAAAGCACCATCAAGCATTCTTGACTGGAAAGTATTCTTATAAAAGTTCCATATCTCATCTTTTTTGTTATCATCTACAGCTTCTTTAGCATTCTTGAGCGGATCATCAATAATACCGATATGCCCTCTCATACCCGTAATACTTCCATCAAAGGAAGTGGCAAGATAACTCATATATGAACCTTCTACACTCCACCTCTCCATAGCTCCATCACCGTATTTGATTTTAAGCTTAGGAAAAAAGCTTTTTACAGCATAGTAATCAAGGTCTCCTTTTATTTCTTCATCCTGAATCGCTTCTCTTACACTCTTTGAGAATGTGAGAGATAAGGTCTGATTGTAAGATACTGCTATAACCTGTGTTTTAGGATTATTTCCAAGTACCCAAGTAATAAATGTGCTTGCTGTGTAACTCTTTCCAAAGCCCGGAGGCTCATTGATTATAAGTATGTCTGCAATCTCTCCGGTTTTACTTTTAAGTCTTTTTTCATATGCTGCTTGTAGCGTTTCACAAATTTGTGTCTGATACTCTCTTTTCATTTTAAAAAACTCCGGGTTTCTTAGATTGCAAAATGTTCTAAAGTCTTTGATACCCTTTTCTATATTTCTTCGTCTTATAGATTCAGGAGAATTGTCAAGACCTTTCAGCCCTGCTTCCCTGTCTCTATAATCCTTGGCAAAATTTAAAAAATCATTCATATCAGTACTTTTCATGACTTAAAATCATAGCAGCTACATCATGTTCCCTTCTAATACTTTCAGCACTAACTGCATCATATCTATGCCTATTATCTCTATCCCACTGCCTTTTATACTCTTTTCTCTTAAGCTTACCTGCAGCCTTTCTTCTTTCCTTCTCATGTTCATATGCTTCACATGTAGATAGGTAACCCTGTATACTTCTTCTACTCTTTTCAAGTAAAATTGCTATGTCGTTTATCTCAAGGCCGTCATTAAAAAACATATCATAAGCCTTATCTTTCCAATCTTTCATTGCCACTTCCTCTTTTTGTCGGATTAAAAAAGGGCGTGACAATAGACTGTACATCCATGTCTTACCCTTTGATATTGTTTTTCATCTCTTCTTCAGTTTCATTAGCAAGCTCTGTAAGAATCTGTGCAACATCAGGATGTGATGCGGCAATTTCTTTGAATATCTTCTCCTTAAGCACGTTCATAGCGGTATGAATATCCCCGGCATTCTCTCTTGCCTTTATCTTAAGTCTTTCATTATTGACCTGTGCACTTTGTAGAGTCGCTATAGATTTTGCAACGCTTGCCATTTCCTTTGCTTGCATCTCTTCATTCATCATAGCTTCCATGAGAATTTGAGACATAATCATGTTGTTTGCTTCATGTAGCTCTGTCGGTGGCCTGTCAACTTCATCTTCAGCCAAAAGCTTTGCAAATTGCTTTGCTACCCTCACCGACTCAAATCGTTTAAGATACTTTCTACCATATCTTCCTACACTTGACTCATGTACATCATATCCTGCTTCAGATAAATCCTCTGAAATCTCCTTGTAGGTCTTTCCACTAAGCAAACTCTCTTCAACATCAGTTTTTACCGTTGCAGGCAAGCTGTCAATCTTTCCATGTGTTCTGTTATCAGCCATCACAAAGTCCTACTTCTTCAACATTTCCGTCAAGAAAATCTATTCCCTTTTCAGTTATAAAATACACCGTCCTTGAAATGCCCTGTCTTTTGTTTTCATACTTCTTAGACCTTACAAGCTCTTTATTGTCCAGATAAAAGAGTGTGTCCTCTACATCAACATCTATTCCACTTTTATTAAGGACCTGTGCAAGTACCTGTGTACTGCAGCCTGTTATACCTGCCTCTTCAAGTGTTTCAAGTATTGTTGTTCTTGCTACTTCCTTTGTTGCTATGTCAATAAGTCTACTCATTTCTATTTACTCCCACATCTTCCATGTCACCCTCTGCAAGGTTTACACCCTTTGGGGTAAGCCATATAAGGGAATCTTGATAACTTGTCTTATTAATAACTACTTTAATGTATTCCTTTCCGGCTCCGCCAAGATAATACAATGCACTTTTAAGTTCCGTATCGGTAAGCACCCCTGACAGTGGCAGTGATGCCTTTAATACTGAAATAGAGATATCTTCACCATAAAAGCCATAAAGCCTTTCAATAATAGATCCCCTAAGTTCTTTCTTTTTTAAAATATCAAGACTTCTCACTGTCCCTCACTTCCTGATTTAAAGCCAAATTAAACTCTAGTTTAACTTCCCTTCAACTTCTTTTAATCTCACATCCACAGATTCAACACTTTTTCCAAGCTTCTCCATAGCATTATTTATTCCAATCATAGATGTGCTTATCTCTTTAAGTGAATCATTCATCTTATCCATCTGCCTCATAAGAGTTTCTTCCCTGTGCATGCTCTCTTCCCTTATCATAGCTTCTCTCTTTTCAGATTCTTTCCTGATAAGTTCCTCTCTCTTCGCATTCTCACTCATGAGTAAAGCTTCTTTTTCTCTTGCATTAATCTTTGCATTCTCAAGCTCTTTTCTCACTTCATCCTGCTTTGCTTTAATATCCTCATGCAGCTTTACTTTTTCAGCAGTCAAGCTTTCTTCTCTGTCCTTATCTCTCTTGAAAAAATACCAAATAAAAACAGCTATGAGAGCTACCTGAAGCCCCAGATCAGTTATACTTTTTAATATAAAAGTTATATCCATCTTTTCTCCCGGCTACTATTTCACACCATTTCTCTTTAACTCAAGTACACTTGCCTCAATTCTTTTATCAATATATGAGTCCAGATCTAATATATAGTTGGCAAGTTCCTTTTCTGCTACAGGTGA